ATTGATTCATGCTCCTTAGTATTTATAAATAGGGATGGAACAAATGATTCAGATGTTTGGTCATATACTTTTGAATATGAGCAGGCACATGCTGAGATGGCATGGAAAAGATTAGAGGCAATTTGGGAGAATCTGGGAATAAATCCAGATCCAGAACAGTTTGATAGACAAGGAGAGTGTTTCAAATGCAAAGTAACAGACCCGGCTTAAGCCCTAAGTTAGCAATATATGGAACTATTTACATCATGTGCTTTTTAAGATTAGCATTTGCTGGACTACTATATATTGCCGCAGTAGATTCAAAAACAATAGCAATAAGTTATATACTTCTAGTTATTAGTGCAATAAATATTGTATTTGCTATTAGAAAAACTTTTAATACTTTAACAATTTTGAAAAAAATTGTTGCAAAAAAGGAATAAATATGTTAGCATCAGATAACACAACAAATAAGGAGAATAAAATGGGAGCACAAATCCCTGCACTACCATTTGCGCAGTTCATCAAAAAAGCTGAACAGCTAAATGTCCCTAAAACCATCTTGCTCTACGGAGATCCTAAGAGTGGTAAAACATGGCTAGCCAATTCATCTGCAGAACTTGCAGAACTCTCACCGGTCTTGTTGATAGATGTTGAGGGTGGGGCATCAGCCATCGCTCGTGACTGGAAAGATGTTGATGTAATCAATGTCGAAACACACGACCAGTTAGAAACAGTTATCACTGGCCTAACTACACAGGAGCACAAATACAAGACAGTAATCATCGACACGCTTGGTGTTGCGATGGATCGTGCTGAAAAGTTTTTTGCTGAAAAGCCTGAAAACAAGAATAATAGATTTGGCAAGTGGGGAGATTTGAAAGAGTGGACCACACAGCTCACTCGCAAACTCCACTCTGCCCCATTCTTATCAATCCTGATTGCGCATGCACAGGATGAAAAGGACGAATCAACAGGTGCGGTAAAGATTTTGCCGATGCTTGCTGGTTCAGCAAAGAACACACTGCCAGCCATTCCAGACATTATTGGGTACATGACTGCAGAACGCACTGAGGAAGGCTTGAAGCGTGTGCTTTACTGCCAGTCTTCAGATAGACTCGTATCGGGAAACCGATTTGGCCTACCGCCAAAGATCTACGAGCCTACCATGAAAACAATTATGACTATCATTAAAGACTTAGGAGAAAAGTAAAGTCATGAGTACATTTATTAACATTCCGGATAACCTGCCACAGAGCAGTCCGCTAACAACATCATATGAACCGCTACCAAAGGGTAAATATGAAACCACCATTTACGACATTCAACAGGATACTGTGAAGAGTGGCGAAAATGCCGGTAAACCACGCTGGAAAGTACAACTAAAGGTTGTATCAGGCCAGTATGAGAACAGAAGACTATTTACCTTAATTCCACTTTATGTGGCAGGGGACTTCTGGAAGACTCAAAGCTTCTTTGAAGCACTTGGTTATTCTCTGAAGGGTAACTTTGAAGTTCCAGAAACCAAGGATCTACTTGGTAAGGCACTAGGCGCACGAGTAACAATCCGTGAGGCACAGGGCGACTATCCAGCAGATAACAATGTTTCTGGATTCGAGCCAGGTTCAGAACTTCCAGTGGAAGATCTACTGAAGAGCACCCTAGGTGCAACTCCAGTAGACACTGGAGCAACCTGGTAATATAGCCTAGTTACAATGGGCAGTAGGGATGCGTCTACTATAAAACGCATATAAACCCTTTTTGGAATGCACGATTTTCTCCTTTTCCATCGTGTAGTCAAGTTCGATTCTTGATGGGGGTACGGAAAAAGGAGATACACCAAATGGAAACTAAGGAATTCCTAGAACTAATACTAGGACAATCTGCAGGTTATGCAACCGCAGTGATAAAAGATGCTCATGGACAACCTACTGTGCAAAAGTTTTTCAGTTACCCTGATGAACTTGACGATATGGTTGACTATTCAAATAAGTTTGCTAGCGAAGATGTTTACTTCTCGCCAATTATTTTTTATGAACAAAGGCGCATCCGCGAGAATGCTAAATGCGTTTCAGTAGTTTATGCTGATGCAGATACTTGCCCACCAGAAAAGTTTTTACTAACCCCATCTATCTCAGTTGAAACTAGCCCTAATCGCTGGCACTGCTACTGGGTTCTAGACCGCGCATACGAGCCGGCAGAAGTTGCCTTGATGGCTAAGAAGATTGCTTACGCACACAAAGATGATGGCTGTGATCTTTCAGGCTGGAACCCAACAAAACTTTTGCGTGTAGCAAACACTAGTAACCGAAAGTACGATAAAAGTTATACAGTAAATGCAACAACTAATGGTGTTGTTTATACGCTTACTGAAGTTGGTGAAATCTATAATGACATCAAAGTTGATGCAGTTATTGAGCCATCAACAGAGCCTATGCCAGAGCAGAGCATTGATGTTGTAGAAATCTTTAAGAAGATCCCAAATAACCCAGAGATTATATCGCTCTACTTGCAAGAGCCACCACCGGGAGCAGACTTATCTCGTAGGCTTTGGAAACTACAACTTGAACTATTCCGCGCAGGTCTAAGTTCGCAAGAAGTTTTCTCGGTCGTGCGCCACGCTAAATGCAACAAGTATCACCGCGCAGACCGCCTAAAGCGTTTAGATCCTGATGGTGATCTTTGGCGTGAAGTCAAAAGAGCAGAACAGACCTATGCCCTCGAAGGCAATTCTGCGTTCAAGGCAGAACTAATTGCAGATGAACCTGAAAAACCAATCGACTTCCTAACAAAAGAAGAGCGAGAGATCGTTGCAGATTCACCAACATTCATTGACAAATACATTGACTGGGCATCAAAGAAGACTGATGCGGCTAATGAATACCAGATTGCTAGTGCGTTCACAGTACTATCTTCTGCATTCTCAGATACCGGACACGCAGTTCCTAAGTATGGCAAAATGGGTCTAAACCTTTGGTTCATGATTCTAGGTGAAACAACACGCAGTCGTAAATCAACCTCACGCCAGTTAATGTTGCGTGTAGTTAGAGAATATGAAAAGTTTGCTGGCTACCAGATCGATGTTGGATCTGATGTTACTGCCGAAGGTTTGGTAAAACTTCTCTCAGCAAGAGATAAGCAGACATCCCTATTTCACCGCGATGAAGTGCAAGGTATGTTCAAGGACTTTATCAACAAAACATACATGGCAACAGCCGCAGAACGCTTTACAGAGCTCTACGATGGCCATGTGCCTGTTGTAGTTCGCTCCACTGGTGGAACAACTCCTGGGCGTGGAATGCAGTCTGAGAGAGCAGAAACAAACTTCCTAATGTATCTAATGGGTATCACCAGCAAGACTGCCGATATACTCACCACAGAATACTTCCGTAGCGGTTTCTTAGCTCGATTCATTTATGTTATTGCTGATGCACCAGATCGATCCTACGAAACTGAAGCCATCCAGCAGGCAGATGCAGTCGAAGTTATAACTAGAGATGAAGAAATGGATGCGATGATTCGTAGCCTTTACGAGTCTTACCTTTACTGGCAGAAAAAGGGTGCACCATTTCCAAGACCAATCAGACTTACAGATGAAGCCTTAGAGCGCTTCAACGCATTCAAATGGGAGATGGGTAACTACACCGAAGGTCACGAGCAAGAAGAATCTATCGAGCCTTCACGCCAGCGTCTAGCCTTATCTATCTGGAAGTGTGCAGTGTTGCTAGCCATGTATGACCGGTCGGATGAAGTGCAACTAAAGCACATGCTCGTAGCAATTCACTACTCAGAAGAATGGTTTAGAAATCTTGTGCGCATGGCTGGAGCAATATCCGCATCAGAATGGCAGAGAGAAGTAGATTCTCTAGAAGACCTAATCGCACAAAAGGGTGGTCGCCTGCGCTACGAAGAAGCCTACAAGCGTTTCTCAAACAAGCGCAAGCGTGAGTTTGACGAGATGATTGATGCTCTAAAGTCACAGGCGCGACTAACAATTGTTGTTGATAATTCAAAGATATTCTTGGAAACAGCTAATGCAAGTTGATATTAAAAACATTGATTGTTTTGAATACCTAAAAAGCC